GGAAATTATCTGTCGGTCAGTGACGCCGGTAATTAGCGAAACCAACATTTCCGCCTGACTGCGAATAAAGGATTCGCCGGGCATCAGGCGGTTAATATAGTTATTTAATGCCTCTTTAATGAGAACTTCTGCAACATCGAAATTAATACCGCTTAATGTCACTTTTACATCGATATCAAATGCCTTAATGGTCGGTGCCATCACGAGTGAGCTTTTCGCGGTCACCGGTCGCACGTCATCAATATGGAGTTGTGTTGCAGCAATAATGGTTTCAGATGGCAAGCCATCAGCAGAGGTGATCACAATATCAACCGTCCCCAGCCCGCGCCGTAGAGGGTAAACATATGCCGCAGTCACACCGGTGACTTCCAGCGCCCAGCGTTTATAATCATATTTATTACCCCCCGCCGGGGGGCGGCGAATAATATCGAGCAACCGTGCGAGCAGGTCTTCCGGGCTTTCCTGGTTAGTGCCACCGCGCGTAATGTTAATAATAACGGTACTGTCAATGCCATCAGGTGTTGATGATAATGTGCCGGACATCACTTGTGCCGTGTTTCCAGCAGTGCCTGCGAGGGTTGCTTGCGCTGTCACGGTTAACTTGCCGTCAAGCCCGACTGTAGCCTGTTGAGTGGTCACAAATGAGAGCGCGTCACGCGTCACGGTTAATCCACTGGCAACAGTTGCATTAGGCTCACCCGTGAGATCAATAGTGCCGGTTGCGGTATTGGCAGGCTTACGAACGATGCCGCGTGTCCGGCAATGCAATTCCAGAAACTCAATGTCGGCGGTATCAGGGAATATCTGCCGAACAATCCAGCCTTGATCCTGATATATCCCTGCCGCACAACTGGCAACCGATGAAGCCCGAATATAATAATCACTGTTTTCAGAAATATCGGCATCGACTAATAAGTTACGTATATCGCGTAATATATTGGAACGAATAGCCTCAACGGTGGGTGTAATATGGGGCATCAGGCAACCCTCACTTGATGACGAAACGTTTCAGATTGGTTCCGGGCGGTTTCCACCACGATATGCAGTAATAGCCAGCCGGGCGTTAATCGGGTTGCTGTCACAGTGATCGCGGTGGCGCGATTATCATCAATCAGGCGCTGTAATGCCTGTTCGGAATATTGACGAGCCAGGGTGTAAACACGGGGGACATCTTTCTCGCGAGCCAGCTCATGCAAACGTGAGCCCAGCGTGGTATCGGCCCAGTATGAGCCTAGCGGCACAATCAGGCACAGGTAGACGGCATTGGCCAGCGTATTGATACGTTCGCCAGTGTAGTCGCGGGTTGAAGGGTCTATTAGCATGTCCATGCCGCCACTATGGCGGCATGGAGCAAGAAAATTCAGGTGAAGAGGTTCAGTGGGTTAGGCTTTGGCGTCCGAGGTATTACCGCTCATGCTGTCAATGTGATGATGCCCGGTCAGGGATATATTACCCGCTTGCACATCACCGCCGGTGGTGTAGTTGCCTCCGGTCTGCCCGATATTACCCTCAAACGTTGCCCCAGCGCCACCCTTGATGGCCATACCGCCATTGCCGGTAATTTTAGCCTGGGCGGTAACTTGTTCACTGGCATTCACCATTGGAGTATTGAAATCAGCCTGAGTATCCGCGTTGACTTCGTAGTTCTTACACGTCACGCGGTAAGTATCGCATTCAACATCAATGATGCGGCCACGCTTAAGAACGATTTTAGCCCCCTCATCGGTATAGAGTGCCACCTCCCCGGATTTAAGCCCTTTCAGCCGATAGGAACCATGTTCAGTTGCAATCACAATACCATGCGAGGTTGCCCCGCCCAGGGGCAATATCACGGCCATCGTGCCGGGTAAGGGATTGGAGGTAAAACCGTAGTGCTGGAACAATTCATTATCTTGCAATTGTTCCCCCGCCAACGCTCTGGCCTGCACAGTTTGAACCTGTCCGCCACTGTTAACTCGCGTTAACACCGCCCTAAATGCCTTTCGAATACGGTTTAACGCCGTATTAATACGACCATCAACACTATTCCACATCGACTATCCCCAGCTCTTTGGTTTTCTTTTTCTTTCGGCCTTTTTTCTTTTTCGGGAAAGCATCTGGTATCCAGACCCCATCCTCTTTTAACCGTAAGGTGGTGGTCTCGCCTTCAGGACGGCCACCAACGAATTCACGCCCCATCAGAAAGAAAATGGCGTCAATAGCATGGGGTTCACTGCGGACATGAATACGCTGGCCAGGCTCCCACAATACGCCATCAGAGTTACGATGACCGGCGACCACGGCGGTCAGGCTGTATCCTGCCAGACGGGCATCTGCCATCGCTTTACGTCCGCGATAACGCACCTGATCCAGATTATCAGCGTCACCGACCACGATGATTTGTGGGCGATAATACGGCACTGTCGGGTCTTTTATCACCGCTTTGAGGCCATGCGTACCTGTCTCGGCAGTGCCAATATTCTGGTTAATATCCTCGTCCTGGCTATTGTCTGCATTGTTGCGTGTAGCACGCTGGATGCTGTCGTCGTCAATGTCTACAATGCCCAGCGCTTTAGATTTAGACCCCTGTCCATGCCCCTGTGCCAATACGGTGAGTTCGGAAAACGAACCGTTAATTGAAGAATTATCATTCAGTGACAGCAGGTTATTGCCTTCGCCGTTAAATTGCATAATCAGCGTGGCCACCGGGGGCGCGGTGTAATCCGGCCCACCCACAACCAAAGTGCCATCTGGCTCAAACCAAGGCCACAAGCCTCGACCCGCAGCTGCGCGGACTAATGCATCCCAGGCGCGTTCGCCGGGTTCGATACTGACCTTATCATTGCGGATGGCGCTCTCGGCGTTAATCCGAATCTTAGTGATACCCAACGGCCGCACGATATTTGCAATCACTTCTTCCAGCCCCAACTGGCGCGAGGTAAAAATAGGTGCGGCGCAATCCACCAGAATGGCTGCACCATCGCGACCCGATAACGAGAGGGTGCATTGTTTGCGGGCTATGTTTCGCTGGATGCTGTCAACGCGGCCCACCATCACGGTATCAGCCCCGACCTTGACCTGAACGGGGACGCCGCGAGTAATACCTGGCGGAAATACTCCATCAGGCAGACCCAACGAAACAGACCAGGCATCGGCGGGGATCAGGAAATCAGAGTCAATCTGATAGCGGCTCCACGCGCTGTGAACTTTGCCATTAATCAGAATGCTAACGCGGTTGTCCTGCTCTTTCTCAGATGGCGTAGGCATAGAGCACATCCCCCGGTTTAAGGTTGTTGGGGTTACGCAACTGAGGATTCAGGCGCTGCAATTCGACGGCACGACGATAGTCACCGTACCAACGGTGAGCCACTAAATGCAGGTTGCTGATGCTATCAACCTGACGCTGTATTAGCGGTGGGCGGGTGGTTATCATGTTTGCGGCTAACTGCTGTACGGCCAGTGCAATATCTTTTAAGCCCTCAACTACAGGTTGCCAGGCAATCCCAAGCGCGGTTGGGCTTGAGCTAACGTCTTGTGTGGCATCGGCATACTGAGTTCGATGCTGTTCAATGGCCGCCTGAACAAACTGGCGGGTATCGTTAGCGATACGCTCAATATCAGTGGGAGAAAGCAGGCTATTGATATCGTCATCACTGAAAATATCAGCGGCGTCCAGCGCCAGTTCGCCCGCGACCACGATAGTGACCATCGCGATCAACTCCGCAATATCAGCCACTGACGTCCCGGCAGGCATATCGACGGGCGCGGTCTTTTCACCGGATACCAGCTCGGCGGGCATGTTGGCAATGGCAGTCAACTGGCGATGAGACTCGCCCCAGTCCGACATGGTGACATTAGTCTGACTGATTGCGCTGGCCGCTGATACGCCACTCCCGCCACTGGACATGGCATTCAGTGAGGTGAGGCTGATTGCACTTTGCAAGTCACTCATAAACGCGCCAGGGTATTGCACAAAATCCGTGGTGCTGCTGACAAAACCGGTTATCTCACTGCGGAAGATAAGCAGCATATTTAACGCCGTCGATGCCAGCGCCTTTGATTTTGACATCATTTTTTTAGCATCACGTAACGGCGTCAGCGCATCTTCAATCAGGCTTTGCTCCGCATCCATCAGCGATTTCACTTGATTAAAAATGACATCGGCCTGGGCGGTAGGATAGTCCTGACTGAAGAACGGATTACCGGTTTTTGATTCCAGAAAAACCAGCTCAACGGTGCAATAATCCACATTCTCGGCATCGTGACCGACTTGGCATTCGATGACCTGCATATTCGGCATCGAGCCGTAAATAGGGTGGATAAGTTCACCTGCACCGCGCTTATCCAGCTCTGCAATAAAGGACTGCAACCGGCTATCGTAATCATCCCCCCAAAACAACGCAGATAAACGAATGTTACGGGCTTTGCGGCCCATGTCCTGAACATCCGCCCCATCAATGTAGGGGTACTCATGCTGCGCAATATCACGACTCCAGCTGTCGCGGGCATTGACTACATCAAATCTCACGCCACGAAATGAGGCGTCTAAGATGCTATCTGACCAGCTCATTGAGGGCTCCCGGTTGGGCCGCGCACGGCTTGCGTACCGTTGTGGTCATTGACAATTTCGGCAAGCACACGGCCATCGACCTCTAATTTAGTGGTGACCTGGATGGGCTGATTCTTTTGCCCTTGCTGGCCAGCGGACAGATAGGACGGTACGCCAAAACCTGCCAGATTATCAGCAGGGGCCGTGAAGGGATTAACATCAGCGGTGGTGATATTGGACGGTATGGTAATTGACGAACCTTTTTTACTGAATTTATCTTTAGCTATAGCCCAGGCAATATCAACAAAGGAATAGCCCGAGGTGCCTGTTGATATTGACTCCACTTTCCCCGCCATATCTTTCTTGGCAAAATCTTCACGCAATGCATCTTGCACGGTAGAGATGGCGATAGAGCCGGCGGTAATATAGAGCAAAGGCACGGCAATACTGTTACCCGCCATTTTTCCGAGCGCACCAGGTGCGCTAATTCCGCCACTGCCAGCGCCCGGTACGCCGCCACCGCCCCCAGTTAGAAACCTGAGTCCAGCAAATGCCACAGCAGCAGCTCCCATCGCTTTAATGCCAGTTTCCGCACCTGAAACGGCAATAGTTAAGCCAGGGTATTTGTCAGCATAATTTGCAAGCTCGGTAGAAAGGCGGCCTAAAACATCTGATAACGGTTTGATCGAATCCATCTCTGAGAAGTCACGCACATTCTTAAGCTGCTCGGTTTTGAAGTCCGGCGTATCTGCAATAACAGTAAAAGCATCTTCACCTGCACCTGCTGAGGATTTTGTCCCTTTAATTTGTTCGTCTATAAAATCTTTTTTCAGGATATTTGTTTTGAGGGCCATACTTGCTTGTTGGTCAGCAACAATATTAGACGTAATGGAGGAGACCAATACATCCATCGCTGCGGCAATATCCGCCTCTTTATCTGTACCTTTACTTTCTTGTAATTTAATTTTTAATTTTTTGTATTCTTTATTACCGGAAACAATACCTGTTACGGCCTTCATAAAGGCATCAGCAGTATTTACCCCTTGAGAACGTTGAGAAACTAAAAATTGCTCGTAATTTTCAACCTCTCCAGATTTATTTCTAAACCTGTAATTCTTCATGGAGTTTTTAATATCGCTACTGGTGATTTTATCAAACAGATTATTGACGTTAGTCGCGGCAGAATCATTATCACCCGCAGTGAGGGCGTTGGCCTGATTGTAAGCAAGTAACTTATCAACATCGTCTAGCCCACTCATCCCCAAGCTTTTAGCTTTGGACATTTGTGTTGGCAGTTTCCCTGCCATATCTGCTAATTCAAAGTTACCGTTTTCACCGGAACGAATCGCTTTATCAAAAAAGGTCGGCAACTGTTCTTTTTTAATATCAAATAAACCGATAGCGGCTGACGCCATCTTGGCAAGGTCATTGGGGTTAGCCCCAGACGCTGTAGCATAGCGCATGATTGAAGGTAAGATATCCATGGCTGTCTGGCTATCAACTTGGCCACCCGCCAAAATAGCATTGAGAGTGTCAGCACCTTGATCTTTAGTTCCACCGCCATATTTCACCGCCCCCCTGATCGCATGATCTAATTCGCCTTTTTTCTTTATACGACCCTCTGGCGATAAATCATTAAATCCCGTGTTTGCCATATAGGCTAACGTCTTGTCATAGCCCATTTGGCGGCCAACAGGCTGAGCTAAGACAGCACCCGCAGCAGTCACTCCCCCAGCAATCGCCATGACATTCGAGCCAATTCCTTTGGCTCGTTCGAAGCGTGACAATGATTGGCTTGCGCTAGTGAGCTCCCCTCGCAGTTTACCGACGCGGTCTGACATCGCTGCAAAGGCACGAGATTGTTCGTTTGCAGACATCACACCACTACGGGTGAGGCGAAGATAGGCGGCTTGAGTTTGTTGGATTTCGCGCTGAATATCCTGCTCAGAACGTATACCCAGCGTAGAACGAGCAGATGCCTGGCGTTTCAATTCGGCTTGTAGGCTACGGGAGGCTTTAATACCCTTATCAGCATTCTTTGAATCGGTATCACCCAACTTCTCAGAGGCTTTCGCTGCATCGGCGGTTTGTTTTACCGTATCTTGCAGGGTCTTTTTGAGTACTTTAGAGGCGTTATCGCGGGCGAATAACGTCAACGCCAGATTGAGAATACGTGACATTTATCGTCCCCGCTTTTGTCGTTTGGATTTGGTTCGCTGGGTTGTTGTTGTTTTGTTATTCCCGGCTGACGTTTTCTTGCCGTGCAGCCGAGCCAATGCATTGAGATAACCATCCAGCTCGGAGCGGGTCATCGCTCCTATTTGTTGTTCACTTACTCCGTACTTACCGAGGGCGAGGGCGGTGAGTCTGTAACCGGCAAGTTTGGATTCAATGCCATCCGCTTTTTTTTAATGGCGGAGATCTGCGTATCTATAAGATCATAATCATCATCAGTTAGCGCATCGAGCAATAAGTCGGTCGTGATTGCACCCTTATCCAGATCACCTAAAGTGGTGAGTGCACTGGCGATAACAGCGACACGATAATATGTGGTCGCGACAGCACCCTCTGTCGTACCGTGCTTGTCTTGGGTATCAGACAATGCATTGATGGTGTCTCGTATAACAGGCAAGCGAACTGTAAAGTCAAAGTGCACTTTGCCATTAACCTCAACACCATGAAGCAATAAACCTGAGTCAGTCATTATTCAATCACCTTACGTAATGCATTCATTGTGATATCAATCTTAGCTTCATTATCCACCGTGTATTTAACGCCGGTTTCTGTCGTGAAGCAGTCCAGATAACTAACACGCTTACCGCCACTGCCGTTGAGCGGGTATTGTGTGACTTTGGCATTCTCAATGGCATCCCAGTCAATATCACCGTCCAGAGGTACCACGGCGGAAAGGCTGAGTTTGTATTCCGCAATGCCTCGGCTGAAACCTTTGGCTCGCCCGGTCTTGTTCATGGTTTTAACTAGCTTGCGGCCGGTAGTGGTATCAACTGACAGGTCGGTCACTTCAATTTCCCGCCCGTCGATTTCCAACACGATTGAGCCTACATATTCTTCTGCTGCCATGGTGATGGCTCCTTACAGTAAAAGGTCAATACGGCCAGCAAATACATGCAAACCATTGACGATATCAACGGGAATGGCCGCGTTAAGCCGGTTAACATCCTGAGCGTCACGCTCAACAATCAGGCCGGATTTATTCGCGCTAACCTCTTCGACTATCTCTAACTCTTCCAGTTTGAGCAGTACGTCCAGCAACTCACTGCGTACCTTTGGCCCCGTTCTGGCGCTGAGTTTGTCGCGGGGAAAGCGCAAGTCGATACGTTCACGGCAGGCTTTACGCACATAGTCAAGTGTGCGAATGGTGGTGATATCCAACAAGGCCACATCCGGCGTTCCGGCGAGGTTTTCAGTATAGGTGCTGATAGCCCGAACAATCTGTACGGTGTTGCCGGGGCCAACCTCAAACGGGGTCAGGCCGTTATGCAGGGCGTTTTCCTGCTCATTACGCCCCGGACGGTCAGCCAGTGCGGTTACGTTCAGGCTGCTCATCACCAGCGTATTGAGTGGCCGCGCCGGGTCTTCTTCGCTGGCAATTACCGCCGCGTAAGCCGCTGCAATTTGGCCGGGTAATTTTACTGAGCCGTTATGCCAGCCGATGGTTACGCGACCATCATTAATATCACTACTTAGCGTGGTGCCGGTAGACAGGGACTTGGGCCAGCCCGCAATACCAATGGCACCACGCTGCTCCAGCGGCCCGCTAACGTCATCAAGATGATTACGCAAAGCCGTTAACGCTTCAGGCGTCGAGTACGGGCAAACAAGGATGTTATGGCCAGCGGCAAAGACAGCCGCTAACGCAAGGGAGATATCCGGGTCTATATCGCCTTCCGCCATGGCGGTGATAGCGGTGGTGACACCGGTTGCGGTGGATTGAGCGCGTAACTTGATATCATTACCCAGCGCACCTTTATGGTGGCATTTCAGCGTAATAACACCCGCTTCAGCGGTAGCGCTGACCGGCAAGCTAGTTTGGCTGGCCATCGCGGCGACCAGATTACTGGCAATGGCCGCTGGGGTCTCTGTTGCGGCCACGGCTGCATCAATGCGAATATCACCGACCCACAGACTGACCACTCCGCTGGTCGCTGCCGGGCCGGTCAGGGTTAAGGTTCCGGTGGCGGCAATACCTGCGGTGGCATCTGGCACACCGATGATCTGCAACTGTAGATAGCGATTGCTGGTAATGGCATCGATGGCCATCAAATGGGCCAGCGAACCGTAACCGAACAATTCCGCCGCCTGGGTATCCGAAAATACGTTGGTGGCCACCAGTGGTAACGCACTGCCGGTAGATAACATCTGGCCAATAATCAACACAAACTGCTGATTGCCGGGTAAGGTGCGGACGGCTAACCGGGTATTGAACTCAATGTATTTACCCGGTTTGCGGATGCTGGCCGGGATGTTGTCAAAAGCAATATTAGGACTGGCCACGGGATGCCTCCGTTTTGGTTTTGGCTTTCGGTTCAACTGCATCAACGGCGGTTTCTATCACCGGGGCATCTTCAGTTGCAGGGAGAGACTTACTCTCCGCCACGATAATTAGGTCACCCACGGCAATTTGCCGCAGGTAATAGGCGGTGTTGGGGACATCTACCGCGTCGGCCTCAATGTATTTTCGGGCGTTGTGTTGGTAGGGAACACGAACCCCGCCAACGGCTTTAACGTTAAGTATTGTCATGATGAATAATGTCCTCAGCATCCGGTGAGCGCGTGGTCTGCGGGATGTCATAGCTAAGACGAGTGGTAAGCCAGTCAGCGTCCGGCTCGCTTTGGCTACCCAGATAGCCGATAAAGATACTGTCAATGGAGTCAGCAGGCGCATCAACAACAGGGAATAAGCCATTTTCCAGCGCCTCTTCAACCCAATAGGTGTCAAATTCGCAGGCGAAAACAGATAAAGCCGCATCGCCCACTTTGGTGTTAAACAAGGTGCGAACGCGACCAGGAACCAAATGCGCAATCCCGAGGCCTAAGTCCTGACCAGAGAGCAAACGCCGAACAGCTGCGACCATTTTATAGGTGCCAGCTTCCTGCAATCCGGGACCGCCCTGACGGGTTGCTTCCTCGCTACGCACGTTCCGTTCCCCAACAATCACCACAAAACGCCCATAGGTTTTGTATTTGCGCTTGGTAATACTGGTATTTTCAGTCTTCTGGATGCCGCCGAACGTCACCCAGATGCCCGGTAAACAGCGGGCAACATCGGCAGGTTCCCCATCCATTTCACCGCCGTAGGAGTGAACGCCCTGAACCATACGGCCCATTCCCTGGCGTAACCGTTCACAAATGGCTTTTTCTGTGAGCGCAATAATCAAAATGCACCCCCATTAGTCGAGTCACGGCCAAAGTTACGGCCCGCAGAAGAGAAACGAATACGTGGGCTGGACTCGACCACTTCTCCGTTAGGCAATTTACCCAGGGTAACTGTCCCTGCCGCGACTTTTTCAAAGTAACGACGGGCATCTTCATATCGCTCTCGAATTTCGTCAGTACTCTGAGTGCCTGCCCCACACAACAGATAGCGGGCGATATCACAGCAGCGGCCCACCAGAATGCCGGGGGTATCTGGCCAGGGGGTTGGATAGCGACCCGCCAGATAGCTATCAATCTCAGCACTGGCCTGTGTCAGCTTGACGTCCATCACATGGTCATCAATCTGGCCACTGAAATTGCGGTCTGTAAGGGCGATACACTCTTTCTCACCGAATGCGTCTACCATATTTTGACGAGTCGCATACATGGTCATTACCTATTTAGTGGTCTTGGTGGTTTTAGTGTCTGCTAGCTCGTTGGTCGCTGCATCAACAGCCGCTGTCAGACTGACAATTTGCGCTTTGAGATCATCAATTTCCTGCTGTTGACCTGTAATGGTGGCGCTGGCGCTCTCATTGGCCGACTTCAATGCTTCCGCATCTTCAGATAGCTGTTGCAGCCCAGCTTCCAGCTCTTGATTACGGGCCTGTAGCGATAGAACGCTACTCTGTAGTTTCAGAATACAGTCTTGTGCCAGCACCAACTCTTTACCCTGATCAGCATTATCTGGCTGGCCATCTGGTACATGGGTAACAACAAGCATCAGTTCAGCTTTTAGTTCAGCAAGAACCGATGGGGTAAAGTAATCATCAGAGTAAGTCTGGGTTTTATCGCTGTGGGCCATGCCACAGCGGCGGAAACCATCCCGTTTTGCGGTGATTTGAATCGGCATTATTCAGTCTCCCCAGTTGAGCCATACGCCATTTGCCAGAAGCCATAACC